GGAGAGTTCTTTTTACGTGCAATTCGTTTTGGAGAACAAGATCCAATGCTGCACTTATTTAAAGCAGCGGGGTATAAAATTGAAAAAGACCTTGTATCAGCAAATACACAGGTAGTCTACTTCCCAGTTCATTCAGGTCATCCAAGATCTGAAAAAGATGTAAGCATGTTTGAAAAAATTGGTCTAGCAGCAACTGCTCAAAAATATTGGTCAGATAATGGTGTATCTGTTACATTGTCTTTTGATAAAGAAGAAGAAACTAAATTTATTGCTCCAGCACTTCATATGTATGAGGGACAACTTAAGGCAGTTTCATTTTTGCCAATGGGTAACAAAACATATCCACAGCAACCATATACTCAAATAACAAAAGATGAATACAATGACTATGTTGGAACCATTGCTAAAATTGATTGGAATGCTATTTATGATGGTGTTGAAAATCTTGAAGCAGAGGGAGAAGCCTATTGCACTACAGATGTTTGTGAGATTAAAATAAAATAATCTTACTATGGTAAAATAGGGATAGGAGACTAATGACAAATCTATCCAATCTTTACATAGAAAAGGTGCTATCTGAGCATCCAATAGCCACGTGGGTTCTTGGGGATGATCTTGGATATATTTCTCTTATATCTGAAAACAATAGAAAATTTGAAAATTCTGGTCAATGGAGTTTGACACACTCAACATCAAGTTTAGAAGCATCTCCACCAAACAATGTTCCATTTAAAACTTCTACAACAAGTAAAATTATTGGATCAATTCCTAGTTCCTCTTCTATGGACATATTAGAGACAAGTGTTTTTTCTTTAGATGAAACACAAATAAATTCTGATTTAGCAAATCTAACAGTCGGATTTTATATTTATATCAATAATCCATATACTACTTCAATTTCCTTGGGTTACAAATATTATAATACTGGAACATTGTCAGATGTTATTGTTACAAAAGAAATTCCAGTAAATTCTTCAAATGCAAATTCCTGGCTTTTTGTTTCTGGTGTTTTTGATTTACCAATAGTTTCCTACTCTAATTTAAAATTATTAGTTGGAATGACCGTAAAATCTGGTGGTGGTGCTGGAGATTATAATTTTTATATTAATGGTCTTTCCGTTGGTCAATGGACTGAAGAATTTAACAGGACTTCGTTGGGAATTACTCCGCAATCAATATCTTCTGAGATATCTTTGCCAAATACATTAAAAACAATAGTTGCAAAACAATATTCAACATATCAAAATGATGCATATTATTTAGCCAATGAATCCACTTTGTTTTCAAAAAACTTTGGAATTCCACTAGTTTATGGTTCATCTAATGTTACAAAACTTTATCCAAATTTAATTGACACAGTCAACTACCCATCACTTATTTTTCCAGGTCATGGATTTTTAAATGAACGAGGCAAGTATAATTCGTATACTGCGGAAATGTGGATAAGACTTAATACAGATACAAATGTTCCAAGAAAGATCTTTGGACCAATCTCTAATGCAGATGGCTTATATGCAGATGGTGGATTTTTAACTCTAGTTATTGGCAAAACATTTTCTTCTCATTATGTTGGAGAGTGGAATAGGCCAATGCTTATAGACTTTAGATTTATTCAAAATAATGCAAGCATTCTTTTAAATGGAGAAGAGGTTATTAATATTTCTTTAAATGAAACTTCTTTATCTTTTCCATCAGAATTTGATGTTGATGGCAAAAGTCAAGACTGGTTAGGTTTTTATTGTTATGACGATATTCATCCTTTTGAGATAGATTCTTTTGCTTTATATTCATATTCAGTTCCAGCAGAAGTTGCAAAACGTCGTTGGGTTTGGGGACAGGCAGTTTTGCCACCAGAATCAACCAATTATTCAGCAAATGCAAATACTGCATTTAATGATTATTCTTTTGCAAACTATTCATCTAATTATAATTATCCAAATTTTGCAAATTGGAATCAAGGGTTTTTTAGTAATATAAATACTTCTAAACAATTTCTTCAATTACCAGAGTATAAACTTCCAACATTCTATCTTGATGATATATCTTATGATACATGGATAAATGACATACATGACACACAAGAAGATAATGCTGAAAAATATTTTACATTTAGACCAAACCCAGACTGGAATTCAAAAAACTGCTATATTCTTTTTAATAGAATGAATGTTTTGAATGAAGATTTAAAAACGTTTTACGGAGTCTTTGAATCAGATGGAACCTCAAATAATGAAATTTTATTTAAAATAATTAATAACAATACAAAAGATTTTTTTATTTGTTCAATAACAGGAACTGACGTTACATACTCTATTAATCTTTCAGGAATAGAGTCAGAAATTACAACAAAATCAATTGAAGAAAATGAAAATTTTACTTGTGGTTTAAATCTATCACAGATATCTAATCTATCAGGATTTACTCAAATAAATAGTTTCTTTTCTATACCATCAAATTTGTCTTTATATGTTGGAGGAGATGGGGCTAGAACTTATACTGGCATAATTCATAGTTTTGGATTTGACGCAGAATACAATAATAAAAAAATTAATACTTCTTTTATTGATAGTTACGGTATTTTTAAAACAGATACTGCAATTGGAAATGTAATGATTAACCATGTAGCAAACTATACGCTTATATTGCTTTATAAATATGATCTACTTTTTGCAGATATTGCTGTTGCTGGATATTGGGAAGACTATATCCCATTATCTTATTTTGGAAAAACTACAAAAAATTATGCAGGAAAAGAATATTATGACATTGATTCAATTCAAATAAATTTAGATTACCCAGAACCAATGGAAAGATCATCAACAGAGTCTGTTGGTTCTTGGACGTATCAAGATCTTAAAATTAGATATCAGACAGTTGATGACTCGTTTTATTTACAATCTTATGGTCAACTTGACAATAACCTTTATAATGGTTGGGATAATTATCAAGACATGTCAGAAGATTCAGAAAAATATTATGTATATAATACAAATAATAATTCGGTTAAGACCTATATTTCTTTTCAAAAAATTAAAAATGGAGCAAATAAAAATTTAGTTGATTTTGATTATACCGAATTAATGCCAGTTACTGGAGTCATTGAGCCAGAGGCTGCTTATCAAAATTGGGATAATGTTGTTTTTGAAGTAATTGATGGAGCAATTATTTACGCACCTAAAAAAAATATCAACAAAGACTCATCTTTAAATTTTAACGAATGGGCAATTGTTACCCATATAGATTTTTCATCAGATGGAATTTTACATAATCCAATTAAATTTAGAGATTTACAATTTGCCTCTAAAGTTCTTGAAAGAGATGATTTTTCAAAAATTGGCACTAAGTTTGGAACAAGTTTATATCCATATAGAAAAACTGGCAACTACTATGACTTTAAAGGTAAGAATCCAATTTCTACATATAAAAGAAGTACACCGCATTTGTATTTAGATAATAATACTGGTTGGCATTTTAGAGGATCATTTTCTCCATTGGTTGAAAGAGGACTTTCAATGCCAGTTAATTCACAGCAAGGATTTAATTTTAAAATTAGTTCGGTTCAGGTCTGGTTAAAATTTTCAGAAACAATTTTTCCCACCACTGAAAGTTTAATTTTATCAATTAATCACAAAGACTCAATCTATGATTTTTATTTAATTGCAGATGCTAGTACACAAAGAGGTCGTATATACGGAATTGATCGTACTACTGGTAACCCATTAACGGATGTTGTTTATGCTATGAATGGAAACTTGGTAGATACTCCATATATTGTAAATGAAAACTGGTCAGTGCTTGGTATAGGGTTTTCAGATCTTTTAGATTTTAGTAATTTTAGTGGACGAATTGATATGACTGGACAAATTATGTTTAATAATCTATCATATTATCTTGCCAATGATTTACAGCAAAATCAGCAAATTCAGTCAAGAGTATGGTCTGAGGTTAAGTCAGGCTCTGCAACTTGGCAAAGTTGGGAAGATCCGCTTGACCTTAATTCTGATGGAGATTATCTTGATACTGGAGAGCACGACGGTACATGGAGAAATGTTAATATTATAGGAACTTCAGCAATATATAACATATCACCAGATACAATATATAATCACTATGTAGGTGTTGATAGAATTATTGTTGATGATGAGGTAGATGGCATTTTGGTTGATCCAGAGAAAATTAAGATATATTCTGATTCAAACTGGTCAATTTCATTAAAGACTCCTGCATAATCTGGTATACTGATAGTTATGGATTCATTAATTAACCCAAAAACTGGTAAGCCTATTGTAGGAAATGTTCGTCGTCAAGTCATAGATAAGCATTATGACTGGGGAATTTATGTGTATAAGAAGTCAAATGGTAAGTGGTTTACTGATGGAGAAGGCTCTGTCTTAAACATTGAGTCAATGAAAAATGATCTTGCTCAAATCACTAAATTAAAACAGGCTGCAATTCACTATGGAGATCCAGGTGATGGAACGTGTGTGTTTGTCCCAGGGCTTACAAGAATTTCAGAAGAAGAGCATTCAGAACAAAAGGATAGATTCTTAAATGGACTAATTCCATCAATGAATGACCTTGGTGCTTGGAAAGCAGCACAAGATACTTACAATAAGCATGGCAAGGAGGCTTTTGATGAGTGATGATTTTGAGCAAACTTATGTAGGAGCAGCACTAAACACACAAGAAGCAGCAGAAAATCAATTTGCCAAAAGTGATCCATTTAATAGTGATTGGTCAACTTTAAAAGATCTATCTGAATTAGAACAAAATTTTAAACGACGTACGGTACGTAATATTTCTAAGGCTGTAGATACATACAGTTCAGCAACAATGACTCGTTCTCCACAACCTACTGATGCATATCTTACATCTGCTGGAGCAAGTCAAGTCGGAATAGATTCTGGTTCAAAAACAATCAATCCTGGAACAGTATATAGAAATGGTTATGGCATTTTTGATGTTATTACACCACCATATAATCTTTATGAACTTGCTAACTTTTATGATACTTCTTTTGCTAATCATGCTGCAATTGATGCAAAGGTAGAAAACGTTGTTGGTTTAGGTTATCATTTTGAAATGAATGCACAAACTATGATGAAACTTTCAGCATCTACTGATAGTGCAGCAACAGATCGTGCAAGAAAAAGAATTGAAAGACTTAAAATTGACACAAGAGAATGGCTTGAGTCACTTAATAGTGATGATAGTTTTACCTCTATCATGGAAAAAATTTATACTGATTTGCAAGCAACTGGAAATGGTTATCTAGAAGTTGGTCGCAAGGTCAATGGAGAAATCGGATACATTGGTCATATTCCCTCAACAACTATGCGTGTTCGCCGTCTTCGTGATGGCTTTGTGCAAATTATTGGACCACGTTTAGTTTATTTCAGTAATTTTGGGGCAGACAATGTTAACCCACTAACAGTAGATACACGTCCAAACGAAGTAATTCATTTTAAGGAATACTCTCCCCTAAACACATATTATGGAGTTCCAGATATTGTCGCAGCACTTCCTTCTCTTATTGGAGATACATTAGCAGCACAATACAATATTGATTATTTTGAAAATAAGGCTGTTCCAAGATACATCATTACTCTTAAAGGTGCAAAACTTTCTGCAGATGCAGAAGATAAAATGTTTAGATTCTTGCAGACTGGACTTAAGTCTCAGTCACATAGAACTCTTTATATCCCATTGCCTGGAGACTCAGATACATCTAAAGTTGAGTTTAAAATGGAACCAATTGAAAATAGTGTACAAGAAGGTTCTTTTGAAAAATATCGTAAACAAAACCGTGATGATATTTTAGTTGCACATCAAGTTCCTATTTCCAAACTTGGAGGATCTGATTCTGGTATCGCAGCAGCAATGTCACAAGATCGTACTTTCAAAGAACAAATTGCTCGTCCAGAACAAGAAAAAATGGAAAAGTTTATTAGCAAGATTTTAAAAGAGTTTACAGATATTATTGAGTTTAAATTTAATGAACTAACCCTAACAGATGAAATTGCTCAATCTCAGATTCTTGAACGTTATGTCAAGAACCAGATTATGCTTCCTAATGAAGCCCGTGAAATACTAGATTTGCCACAAGCAGCCCATGGAGATACTCCACTGCAACTTAATGCAAAAGCAGCAGGGGACGCAAATGCAAATGGCAATAGAGCAAGAGATGCGGAGAGAACCAATAATGCTTCCGATACACCATCAACTGTTGCAGGA